GCGAGCAGCTCCGTCTAGGGTGTACTGAAGGTCAATCAGGTTGTCAGCGGTGAACGCACCAGAGACACCAGTTCCACCAGTCGTACCAGAACCAGCAGCGGTTACAACACCAGTTGGCTCTACAGTTCCAGTACCAGTGGTTAGACCAGTGTTGACACCGAAGCCAATTGCGTTACCAGCCTGCTCAGCGATGGTTGCAGAGATGTTGAATCCTGCATCGTTGAGTAGCTCGTTGCTGATTGGGACGAGGAAGGAGTACTTGAACGCACCGAGAGTAATCGAGCTAAAGGTTGGCTCGGACTCTGCGATTGCTGAACCCTGTCCCTTGATGGTTGCAGTTGAGTAACCAGTCAAAAGTGGCAAGGTCAGGTTTTCTCCAGTAGAGGTATTGATTACCTGTGATACATCCAGCATTGGGCCGGATAGACGAGCAACAGCGAATACCTCATCGTAGAAGCTCTGTGGAACGGTGTCGTTCGAGCTAACTAGGGTACGCTTCTCGAAGCTGTGTGAGCGGACCTCACCAGATGCAATCTGGCGAAGAATCTCGTCATCTCCACGAACCTCAGCAGCAGGCACGAAACCGCGAGCGGCGAGGTTAGCCTCTGCCATGCGCTGTTCGTTGCGCTCTGCGACAGAAATAGCCTCGTCCGCCTTGCGGATGTCAGCCTCAATTCTGTCAATCTTCTCAGTAGCCTCAGCATCTAGACCACCACGCTCCTCTGCCGATTCAATGGTGTCCTGAATCTGGCGTACGAGGTTTGCGCGGAGTTCTTGCTGAGTCTTAATGAACTCAGACATTTATAGTCTCCTATTAGTAGTTATTTACAAATTACTAGCGGCGCTCACGCTCAGCTAAAATCCCGGCAGAGCTAACTCACTTCCGTTACTACTATTGTACTTGTAAAGTACCCCTTGACTTAAAAGGAAAGCCCCCCTGTGCCTTAGCGAGCAGGGGGGTTGAAACCCAAATGGTTACCGAGTTTCCTTCGGCGTTGCTACGCGGGTTTCTTTGGTTGGTCTTTCAAACTTAGTACCGTCTTGTACTTTGCCGTCTCCATCGCCGTCACGAGCATCTGTCTTGTACTCACCTGTTGATAGACCAACAATAGCTTCAGCCCACTTGTCAGCAAGCTGAACAACAACACCAGCCTCGGGGTTGCCTGCAACCTCTAGGATTACCTTCTTTACATCTTGCTTGTTCATTCGATTCCTTTGAGTAATAGTTCAAGCTTCTTTTTCTTTAGTTCCAGCATAGCCTGATTTAGTTCTGGCTCTTGTGCTTCCTCTACCGCCTCTGGCGTTTCTTCTTCTTGAGGGCTGAGGGAAGCTATTGCTTTGCTAAGAATGTCTGACTCTTCCGTAGTCAGTTCATCGCCAATCTCTACTTTGAGCATGGCATCTGCTAGGGCATCTGCATCAACTTCTGCCCTCTTAGCAACCTTGTCTAATCCACGAACCGAAGCTGTGCCTGCTGTCGCTTCGTAGGCTGGGAAAGCTACAATGCTGACCTCGTGAAGTCGGACCGAACGCAAAGTGCGCTCTGTTCCGTCTGCGCTCCAATCATCTCCGCCAGAAGGCACTGAAAAACCAAAGCTCATTGAGTCAATATCGCCCCTACGCACAAGCTCGGCAGTATCGCGCCCAAGCTGCGTGTTTGGCAGGGTGGCCCTTACCCTAAGGCCGTAGTTGTCTTCGCTAAGAGTAAGAGTACCTGCCCGCGTAGAACCAAGAACCGAACCAGTGTCGTGATTCCACAGAATCTTAATGTCGTTGCGGGAGCGAAGTGACCTTCTGAAAGCTCCCGGTGCAATCTTCTCTGTGAACGGTAGCGGTTGACTTGGTGAGTTGAATACGGCTGCGTATCCCTCAAATGTCATGCCATCGCCGTCTTCGCGCACCTCAAACTTCTGGGTGCTGACTCTGGTTTCAATCTTTGCCATCTCTTTACCTTTCACGCTAATAAGCGTTCGGTTCTCCTCTTCCAGTCTAGCAACAATCCCCTCTGCATACCTTAGTGTGCGGTTTGCGGCTGACTTAGAAGCACCTGAACCCCAGAGAAGGTGTGCAACTACACCAGCACTAGGAAAATCGTCTGAATTAGGATTGGCGGCGGGACTGTCCAAATCAGATAGGTGACGAGCAATCCAAGCCCTAATCCTAACCCATTTGTCAGCGCTGACATTACCAGCTGCCATAGCCCTAGCTTCGCGTATAGTTCTTTGAACCAGCCCATCGCCGCCCTTACCCTCTTCGTAGTAGCGCAGTCCCCTACGAGCAGCAGCTCGCATGTAGGCTGGCGGGGTGAGGTTGACTTGTCTTACTTCACGAGATGCTGACTCATCAGCCTCGTCTTCTTCAACTTCTGGTAGTGGCTCAATCTTAGTGAGTGTGGAGAACTTGTGGCCCACGCGAACATCAGTCTCGCGCCATCCGCCCTCTACCTGCTCCCAAATAGAAATAAGTGCAGCTGGGTCTGCGGGCGTGCCGCTAACTTCAACCGAACTGTCTGGGACATTGATTGTGCCGTCTTCGACAATTTCTTTTATCTGACCCCTAGCGCGACCACCTGAAGAGTTCCAAGATACAAAGTCACCAGTCCTAAGTGAGCCGGGGGCTGCCCTGTTCTCGCTGCGCTCTCCGCCGGGTTCAATACCTTCGGACAATGAGATAGCGACCATCTGGTCAATTGCCTCTTGTTTGGTGTTGTGGCAACCCATTATTTCGCCATCTTCTTTTTCAACAGCCCAGCGGCTGCAATCTGGATTTGAGTCTGTTACGAAATATGGCATCAGTCTTGCCTCATCACTGCTAGTTTGCAACCATCTGTGCCTGCTGTTGCATTTATAGTTTCATAGGGTCTAAGGGTCATTGAAACCTCTTCTCCGCCTCTCAGCGCAAAAGAATCATCTACAGTGCCAAGCCAGATGGTGTTATAGGCATCATGTTTTTCAACAAAAATGATTTGAGCCTGCAACTGGGTGGTTTGATTTCCTAGATTGACGAATCTAAATGCGTACCGAGTATTTGCCTCAAGCGTGAAGATTTTATTGCTGGTCATGCCGCCCCCAGCAGCTTTAGACGAAGATACCACTTCGGAGATTATGACTGTTCCACCAGTTACAGCAGAAGCGGTCTGAATGGTTGCTTCGTAATCATCTGGATAGTTTCTATTCATGTTGTAGGCGGGAACGGCTGTCCCAGTCGCGGTAATAGTCGCACCTTCTACCAAATCGCCTTTGACTTGCTCTACGGTTGAATAAAAACTCCAATAATCAAACTGTGATGTGTAATCGCCAGTCTCAAAAAGAAATAGAGCAGTACCGCCTCCATTTATGGTAATAAATTGGTCAATTAGATGGCTGTCCCCAAAGCGAGAATAATCGCCCAGCACAGTAGCGGATGGCTCAAGATTCTTTAGAACATAGCGCCCAGAATCAACAGTCGGAGCGACAACTGTTGTAGTTGCCGTCCCGACTGAATAAACTGCCTGTTCTAGCATTATTGAACTGGGTACTCCGAATTAGGGTCTTCAGGGTCAATCTGCGATGTTGGCTGCAACTGAACCGAAGGCAAGCCTGTGTGAGCCATTGCTGGCAGTCCGAGCTGTCTCAAGACATCAGCCGGGTCGAAACCTACCTGAATCAAACGCTGTGCCATGTCAACTAGCTCTGAGGTCTCTGACAGGTTAGCTGCCTGAACATTGACATTTGCCAGTGGTACGCGAACTGTGTTTGCGGACTCGTCATCAATCGGAGTTAGGTCCTCAAAGCGGCGAACATCGTTGATTGTCAAGAAACCTGACTGCAAGCCTGTAGAGAAGGCCGTCATGCGAGAGTTGATGTCAGCCCTTAGAAGCCCATCTAAGCTGAATTTGATGAAGGCGTTCTCTCCACCGGGGTAGCGTGACAAAAGCGGGCTGAAGGCGGTCTCTAGCTTCTGTACGATAGGCCTCAGCGAGTGTGTTACCCAAGCAAGGTTGTTCTGCTCTACTGAGGCGTAGGAAGTTGTTCCCGGTAGGCCCAAGAGGTGAGGTGGCACATTGAACGCACGCGCTACATCCTCCACAGCCATACGGCGAGCATCTAGCGCCTGTGACTTCTCGGGGTCAACCGAAGTCTGTACATACTTGGCTCCGTTTGACAGAATACCTGTGCGGTGTGACCTTCTCCAACCCTTGTGGCGTGCATCAAAGCTTTCACGCAGCTGCTCTGCCTGCTCTTGAGTTAGTTTGTGTGGGTACTCAATGATTCCCTGAGTTGTTGCACCCTGACCGAAGAATCGTGCGGCGTAGTTCTCAAGTGCCATAGCAAGGCCGAGGTTGTCCTTCAAGGCCTCTACGCGAGAGATACCACGAATCTGTCCCGGGCGAACTACATCTGGGATAAAGACGATTTCATCGCTTGTAAGAAGCTTCTCTTCGCCCTCTACTTGGAACATAACTCTGCCAAGGCCGTTGCGCTTGATTTCGACCTTCATCGGGTTTAGAACTACAAGATTTGTTATCTCCCCAGCTCTATTGGAAAAAACGCGTATAAAAGCATTGCCGTCAAGAAGAAGGCTAACGATAACCGAACCATAGAACGCTTCCTTGGTTGTGTCAACATCTGGCTTACTGACCCACACTGGCTTCGGGCGATACGCAAAGCGAGCGCCGTCTCTGCGAATGTATGAATCTACTGGCAGCGTGCTAATGGTGTCGGAGATAAGTGAGACTGCCGAGAAGACGGCGTTGATTCTAAACGCAGTGTCAGCGTTG